CCATAGTTTACTTTCTTCTTCCCCAATATCTGGGTTAGTTTTATATTCTTCACTACGAATCTTATATTGCACATCTCCATTCTCGTCATAATATTTTATATTCTTTACAAGTTTTTGTGAACGCCATAAGACTTTTAAAACCCTGATATTTCCATCAGCATCTGTTGTAGAGCCTACATTATCATCGAAGCCTCTCTTCCCAGCTAAATATAATATATCTCCTACCATGTATGAATTGGCATCATCTACACCATTACCATCTAAGATTAATGGTGATATTGTTGGGTCATATCTTCCGTCATCACCAGCGGAGTCTCCTCCCTCTGCCATACGGTCTATATCCTTTGGTTTAAGTTCTTTGTAATATACATCTAAGATTTTTCCAGGACTCCAATAATCTTCAATAATGATAATATCAGAATCTTCAATTCTAGATGAGGTATTATCCCGAACAGTAAATACTTTATGTGGGTTTAATTTGCGTAGAATTGGTTCTGAATCCTGAACCGCACACTCAAATATCTCTTCACCCAGTATTAGAGCGTCTTTGAAACCCTCTGTAAATATTCTTGTGAACTGTTGTTCTAATGAATAGTGACGTAACAACCTATTGGCTGTCAGTTCTTTAACGTCTTTATATGAGTACTTTGCATATTTCTGAAGCTCTTCTAAACGTTGCTTTACTTCAGATTCTGGGATATTATCATTGAGGATTATCTTAGTCACTTCATTTATTACGTAATCCCTCTTTGCATTTTGCTTATCACTCATTGCGTTAGGGTTAGTAACAACTACAGTATAGTCAAAATCTCTGTTAGCTTCTTCTCCAACTAACAAATCAATCTTAGGAACCATAATATTATGATGACCAATCTCTGTAGTATTAGAACGAAGACCTACAATACCAAAAGGGTTTAGATATGTTTTCATATCTTCTCTATCCAAAACTCCTTCATAGAGCTTCTGGTTAATGCGTTTATTTCTATAATGGTCACGTACATCATTATTGCTTATCATTCCCCAATTGGAATCACACGCATCTAACACGCTCATTCTCCATGCTTTACCTTTCTTAGCTCTAGGTAATCGTTGTTGTGGTAATTTTATCTTATTCATTTTCTTCCTCAGTTAATAATGGTGAATATCCCATATAGTTATTATAATTTTGTTCTAAGAAGGGGTCTACATCCGCAACTACAGGCCCATTCTTACGGGTTTGTGTTACTTTATGCAATTCTTCTCTAGCAATCATGACCATACCTAAAGAAGATATTCTATCAAAGTTGCCATCAATATTCCAGTATAGAGCTTCTTTCAATAAACCTATACTTCTAATTCGTCTTATATTAAGGACTTGCATTTCATCATCTACTTGATGAACCGTCATCATCCAATCCGCTATGAGCTTTCTAGCCCAAGCATTAATTCCTTTGTTTGCTGGAGTACCTTTAGCTTTATTCCCATACCCTATATTTCTTATCATCTCTTGGTCTTTAAGGATTTGAGGGGTATCCATTAATAAATATAATAGATTCTTATGGTCACAGTATGCGAACAACCCTTTCAAGTTATTCTCATAATTAATTCTAGCATTATAAAAGAATGCTGTTTTAATCAAAATCTCAAAGTTTTGATTGGCTGTAGGCATACGTCCTGTGTATTCTGCTACAATATTATCAGTAAACAAGTCAAACACAAAGAAACTAAACATTGATACTCCTGTATCTGCATCTACAGGGTCAACTCCTATAACATACCTACCATCAGCTGGTTTGTCTCCATCACCCTTCTTGGGCATTTCAAATATTTCAAGAGCACCTAACGTGTTCTTTTCTTTTATTGGATAATCACGTAGTGGATATAATCCACCATTCATTCTCCAAACAACATCATTCACACCCTTATATACGAGTTCACCAACATAGTGCTCTGAAAGGAATGTTTCCCTGTTGGGCTCTATATCTGCAAGCACCGCTTTAAGTTCACCAATTGGGAATACTGTATGCGTTACTTTAGCTGTTGCCTCTTGTGGTGTTAAAGGTTCTTCTGCTTTAGCTCTAGTTACAGCATTAGGGTCAGAAGTACCGTATTTTATATCGTATCTCTTTTGCATTACTTGGCTTATAGCCTTTACTGCATCAGAGTTTCCGTCGTCATCGTAACAATCTGCACGATTCAAATAATCAGGAATGAAACATGCACAGAATGATGTTTCTGCGTTCCTATCAAATAGATTTGACATTTGGTGTACTCTATAAGCTTTAGGTCTATAGAATAGTTCCTCTAATGCCATAAAGTTCGAGTCGTTATCACCACCCGTACCAAATGCTAACATGTAACCAAATACCCTGTTACCATCTTCTAAAGATTTTTGAGCAATCTTCCAAGACTTTAGTAGGTTAGGAAAAGACCCAGCTTCTTCCCAAAGCATTAACTTTCCCCTCTTACCCCTAGCTTTATCAGGATTGTTTTTTAAAGTTACACCAAGAATTTCTGCTTTAGACCCTTTTTCTGCACCAGTGTTCATATCTTTGTATGAAAACCGTTTGTGCATCATAGTGTCTTTACCAAGCATCTTACTCCAAGGAGTGTGTTCGTTCACCCAATCCAATACGTCCCAAGCTTTGTTTAATATACCATCAGACGTAAGGTACTCAGTATCAGATGCCATAGCATAAGATTTAGAGTTTCTGTAAAAGAACATATTTCGTCCAAGCATTCCTCCAGCTTTAAACGACGCACCTTTACCCCTTGCTTTTAATAACGTTCCATATTCTCCTCTGGATTCTCCTCTCTCAACATAATGAAAGAATAAATAATCTCCATCCCAGAAGTCTGGAAAAGCATATATACGCTCAGAACGCACTGCTCCTCCATCATTTTCATCTCCGACAACTAGTGTCTTCATGATTGGTGAATAGTTTAAATAGAAGTAATGATACCCAGTTATCCATTCACCATCAGATATTCTAATATATCCTTCTCTACATCGTCTAGCTTCTTCTACCCAGAACCTATAATACTCAGAATTTTTATTCCCATTGGGGTATAAGTCCGTATACCTACCATGTTTTTCAAAATAGATTGCTCTTTCACGAAAAAAATCCGTATCTTCTAGGATATGGATATTAGGTAAATCTTGTATTATTCTCCCTTTATCGTCTAAGTCTAAATCTTTAGAACGCTTACGATTAGGGCTTATCATATGGGATACCATTGGTATTGTTTCTAAGGCATCCATCATATCAGAAAAAGCCTCCTTCGGAAGCTCTAATCTGTATTGTTCGGGGTCTGTACTAAACTTGTTTACTATCATTCTATACCGTCTTCAAAAATGCTTTTAGCTCTTCCTCCTTGGATTCTGTCAGCTTCAGCTTCTTCTTGCTTAATCTTTTTCTCTGCGTCTCGTACTTTATCTATTACAGCGGGTGCGGTGTTAATAATCTTCATAATCAATTCAGCATCTTTACCGTCACCGTCCTCATCAATTTCTTTTTCATCAATAAACTTCCTGACTTTCTCCATTCCGTTTAGTGCAGTTTTGAGAAACGATAGGGCTGGAGTAGTTTGTAGCTCCTCCAGCTTTGCTATCGCAATCTCAGTCTTGTCATCAATTTTGAGTTTACCCATATCGCCACCATATACTTCTTGTAGAACTTTCGCTCTGCGAACTTCTCCATCTATATGTGAGGCAAAATCTGAACTGTAAGAACCAACGTACCATATATAAGCCAATTCGCTCTTAGCGTATTCCTTATTTCTATATTTCTTCCAAATATCTCTGAATGCAGTAATCAATAATGCTTCAGGTTCTATCTGGACTTCGTTGTGCTCTAACTTGAATATTTTCATCTTACTCCTTATCTTCTTTTACTGGTTCTTCTAGAGACTCTTCATTCTCTCCTTCGTCAATAATATACAATAAGTTTCTTACGGACATCAACATAAACTCACTACCATCATCATCTTCGTATAAGGGTGGTATTATATATTCCGTGTCAGGCCCTACGTCATGCTTAGCTGGAATCCTTTTCTTTGGAAAGGTTGCCATATCCATCTCTACGATAGTGCCTGGTTTAATGTAATCTGGAACGTGCTCACCTACACGCAAAACTGTCTGCGTGGTATATAACTTTCCATGTTTTCCCGTTGTATCTGCAAGAATTACCCCACTAGCTGTAGTCATTTCTCTGTTAGCTGTAGTAATAATCTTATCGAACATCGGTCGCTTTTTAATGATTCTTTTCTTTGTCATAATCGTTTTCTTTAATCTTTCTATTTCTACCTAAGATATATTTCTCACCATTAAGATGAAATGACCCAAACCCCTTCATACTGATAGCTTTAGGTACTTCATCATACTGTTCTTTCGTAAGAATATCTTTCATATTTGTTCCTTCCACCTCTTCTCGTAGTGAAAGAAAGTTAGAGGTTACAGAGTCATAGACTGCTCTATATGGCAGTCCTAGCTCCTCTGATATCTCTTTTATTATTTCTTTAAATACTTTACTCTTCATAAATAAGCACCTGTACACTTAACTGTCCGTCCTTATTTAAATTAGGGATAATTGCTTTCTCTAAAGTCTTACCTTTAACAACTCCCATTGACCGCAACCTACTTATGATTCCATCATACCTAGGTTTACTCATTTCTAGTTTTTCTGCTATTTCACTTCGTGTATCTGAATTAAACAGTAACTTATTGATATACTCAGGGTTAGAGACATCAGCCTTTAACTCATTGTATTTCATCATAAGCATAGCAAGAACATCTAGCTCTTGAGGCGATACTTTCATGATTGGTGCAAGGAAGTTAATATAGTTCCTATACACTGTTAATTTATCTTTGCTCTTTAGTTTAATTATCATAATCTATTTATATATATACGAATTAGTTATGGTCTTTATATTTTTTACCACATTGTGGGCATATAGCATCCATATCTCTTCCGTATACTATAATATTAGTATCTCCATTTTGTTTTACTTTCTTTTGCACAATTGGTGCTTTACGTCCGCACATATTTTTTGGGTATATTTTTATTACTTGCTTTTCGTTACTCATCATTTCTTGTTTTTAGTCTTCGTCTTCTAACCAAATAGTCTTTTGACGAATTGTTAATTTATGTGTTTCTCCTTTTGATTGTACGAATATTACATTTTGATATATCCATACATTTACTTCTTTTGTAGGGAAGCGTGTATATCCCTTCCAGCCTCTTCCTGTTCTGCTAACATCATATAATACTTGATATTGCATTAAAGGTTCGTATAAGTACATTGCTATGCTGTCTTTACTGATGTAGGTTGTTCCATTTACTATTTCGTAAGTTATACCTTCATCTGTTTGCATGCTGTACCCAACGGTTGAATACACTTGTGTTTGTGAAACTACTAGTGTGCTGATTGTTAGGAATATAATAAATAATATATAT